CTACATACCGCGATGGCGTGGGCACTGGCACGGCGGCCATGCCGTGCTGAGGTCCAACGGGGTCAGCGGCATGTCGGACGTGATGCGCACTTCGCGGCGCTGCTCGACCACCCGGCCGTCACGGACGCGGATCACCTGCATCGACATCAGGTGCATCGGTGCGGGTCCCTGGTTGCCGCTCTCGGCGGCTGGTGCGGCGCTCACAGGACGATCCGATGCGCGGCCGCGAGGTGCCGGCGGAGAAGGACTCGGCAGTCGATCGCGCGGGACTGGTCGCCCTCGTTCTCTGCGGTCCGCTCCGCGGTACGGAGCCGGGTGCACTCGGCGCAATCCGGCAGGGTAGGTGCTGGGACGGTTGCTCTACTCTTCACGTGTCGTCGCTCCCATGTAGCGGTGGCCACGCCCCCGGACCGGTCGCACGGTCGCGGGGGTCCTTTCGTCGCTCACGGTACCCCTTCCACACCCCTCCGCAACCCTCTACGGCGTACTACGTACCTCCGCGGTGCGCCGCGCTGCCATGAGGCGGCGCGCGGCGGGGCGCAGGATCCTGCGCTTATGAGTGATGACGGCCTGGACGTGGCTTACGAGTACGTGCGGATCGCAGACCTGATCGCCGCGGACATCGCGGCCGGCCGGCTGCCGCTCGGCGCCCGCCTGCCGGGAGAGCAGGAACTTGCCGCACTGCACGGGGTGAGCGTGAGCACGTCGCGGCGCGTACGGCGCGAGTTGGCGCGGCGCGGTCTCGTGCGCGCCCTGCCCGCAAAGGGCACGTTCGTGATCCGGACGGCGGCCGTCGAGGGCGGGAACGACGAAACGCCCCCGCCCGGCCAGTAGGCCGAACGGGGGCGAGGTGGTCACTTACCGGCGAGCTGGTACAGGGACAGGGCGAGGCCGGACACGCCGACCACGGCGGCCACGGACGGCAGCGGCCACCGTGCCCGTTCGAGGGCGTCGAGTCGGCCGTCATTGCGCTTCTGCCGCTCCGTCTCCCCCTTCTCCAGCGCGTCGATGGCGCCGGCGAGCAGGTCGACGCGGGCGGCTTCCTGCTCGATACGGCGGTCGACCTGGTCGTGCCGCTGGGTGAGCAGGGCCAACGATCCGTTGACGGTGGCGAAGCCCTCGGCCATGGTGCCGCGCAGTTCGGCCAGGGCTACGGCGATGGCGGTGGTGTCGGTCGGCTCGGTCACTGTGCCGGGCCCCCTCGGTCGTCGTCGATGAGTCCAATTCCGACCTTGTCGAGCAGGGACTCGAACGCGGGGTGCGCCATGATGCGGGCGACGACGCCCGCGACGGCGGCGGCCGACACGGCGCCCGTGATGAGCCACGGCGCGGTGACGGCGAGGGCGGTGGAGTCTGCCACGACGGCGGCGAGGGCCGGCAGGATCACCACGACGGCGGCGAGGGTCTGGAGCGCGGTGCGGATGGCGCGCTTGGCGGCGGGGGGCATGGGGGGTGTCCTCTCGGGTGTGCAGGATGGAAAACCTCGAGTTTTATCGTCACTCCGACGATAAAACTCGAGGTTCGGGGATGCTCAGGCGAACAGGCGGCGCCACGTCTCCGGGCCCGGGTAGCCGTCCGCGTCGGATCCGGTCCACCCCTGGGCGCGCTGAAACGCGGCCACGTTCTTGCGGTCGGCCTCGCTCCATCGCGGGCCCGGCCCGCTCCGGTAGTGGCTGCCAAACCCCTTCTTCACCAACTGGTGCCCGAGCTGGGTCACGTACTTGTTGTTGGCCCCGGAGCGGAAGTGCTGGCGGCCCGGGAACGCCGGCGCGGTCGGCTTCGGCTTCGGCTGGCCGGGGAGGGTGCCGAGCAGGGCGCGGAGACTCGCCTCCCCGGGCACTCCGTCGGCGTCGGCTCCGCGGTATCCGAGCGACCGCTGAAAGTCGCTGTAGTTGAGGGTGTCGGCGTCGGTCCACTCCGGGCCCGGACCGCTCCGGTAGTGGTCGCCGTGGCCCTTCGCCACCAGGGCGCGGCCAACACGGGTGACGTGGTCGCCGTGGGCGCCGTAGCCGTACTCCAGACCACCGACGGTGACGCGGTAGCGGGCGACGCTCGGCTCGGTGTCGTCCTGCGGCGCGGTCGCGTCCGGCGGGGTGTAGTCGTTCGCGGGCATCCCGGCGTGCACCCATGCGTACAGGCGCTCACCCGGGCACTGCGTAGCGATGCCGTCGCGGTGGCCGCGCTTGGCGAGCGTCCGGCCGGTGCGGCGGCACGCCTCGTCATACAGGGCGCGGCACGCGGTGAGGGCGGCCTCGCTCGGCTCCTGGTCCCCGCCGATGGCGATCTGTACGCCGATGCCGGTCACGTTGAATCCGGGGCAGTGCGCGCCTTGGCGCTCCCACCCGCGGCCCTCGTAGATGGTGCCGGCCTGGTCGACTACGAAGTGGTAGCCGATTCCGGACCAGCCCCCGGCGAGGTGCGCGCGCTCGATGGCCCGGGGCACGGCGGCGCCGGTCCGGCCGACGGGGTCGCCGCCGTCGTAGTGAACGAAGAACTCGCGGCGCTGGCTGAGGGCGACGTGCGCCGGGCCGTCGCTGTCCGGGTCGCGGTCCCACGGGGTGGCGCCCCACTTGGCGCGGCTGATGATCGATACGGACATGGCGGTACTCCAGACATGAGGAACGCCCCCGGCGCGGTGCGCGAGGGGCGTGCGGGAAGCGGGGGCGGCGCTGTGGCGCGGGCCTGGGTCAGACCATGGCGAGTGCCATGATCGCGGGGTCGAGGCCAACCTCGCCCGTGGACTGGTTGACGGTGGCGGGCAACGTGGTCTGTCCGCTCGCAATGCACCAATGCCGCTGAAACGCGGTCGTGCCGAGAAAGAAATTCCCGGGGTTGCTCGGCGCCTCGTTCTGAATGTGCATGTAGTAGAAGTCCGTCGCCGATCCGGCGCTGAGCAGGAACGCGGCCCAGTAGCGGCCCGGGGCGAGGGTCGCCGTCGCAGTCAAGGGGAGCGGCACGGCGCCTATGTGGTTGTTGACCATGCCAGGGGCCGACCCGGTGATCTGGCCGGCGGCCGGCACGTTGCTGAGCGCGGTGCTCCCGGTCCACGCAACGCGGCTTCCGGACTCGTTGTAGATGCCGGCGAAGAACCGGGCGGCGGGCACGGCCGACGATCCGGCCCAACCTCGCGCCATCATGACGACGCGGTTTACCTGCGTGCTCTCCGTGATGTTGATACCGCACATGTAGATACGGCCGACCACGGCGGCCTTCAACGCGGTCGGGTTGGCGACCGTAGCGGGGTCGACCGACCACGCCTGAAAACCGAGTGCCTGCGGGGTCCATGCGTTGCGGCCGATCGCGGCGGGAAGCTGGCCGATCGGTACGCGCGTTGTGGCGTCGAGACTGGCGACCCCGTTTGCCGATCCCCGCGCGGTCGACGGCACGGCGCCTACGTCGGCCGAGTCGAGGACGACGGTGCCCGTCTCCCCGTTGACGGACTCGACGGCGCCCCCGCCGCTGCTTTCGGGGAGCTGCGCGGCGGGAACCTTGCCGGTGCCGTCGAGGGTGGCCACGCCCCCGGCGGCGCCCTTCTCCGCGGTGGGCACGGCGCCTACGTCGGCCGAGTCGAGGACGACGGCGGCGACAGACTGCCCGTTGACGGACTGTACGACGCCCGGGGCGCCTTGCGGCCCCTGCGGTCCCTGCGGCCCTTCCGGTCCCTGTAGGCCTTGAACGCCCTGCGGTCCCTGCGGTCCTACCGGGCCCACCAGGGAGGCGAGCCATTCGGTTTCCGTGCCTGTGAAGCCGTTGTCGACGGCCACTTGGTAGGCGGATTCGCCGTCGACAGCGACGTAGGTGGGGGTGGTCGGGTCGGTCGGGGCGATGTCGGCGATGTCGACGGTCGGCGTCGCTGCGGGCAACAGGATCTGGTAGACGCGGTTCTGTGCGACGGTGGCGAACTGCTCGGCCACTGCGTAGCTCCAGCCGGACGGGTTCATGCCGGGGGCGTCGGTCGCTGGCAGTTCGACGGTGAACGCGCCCTGGGCGTCGAGCGGCGCGGTGACGGGCCCGCCCAGGATGACGTCATGGTCGGCGAACGTGATCAGGGCGGGCGCCCGGAAGACGACCTGTCCGGTGAGCGGGGTGCCGTTCGGGCGCAGGTACCGTCCGGTGACGGTCACGGTGGGGATGCCCTCGGGGAGCATGCGGGGAGCCTCCTACGGGGCGGTGGGGACCTCATCGGCCGTGAACGTGTTCCGTGTTCCGGAGCCGAGCAGGTTGGTCGTGATGTTGCCGGTGCCGGACGTCGAGTGCCGCACACGGAGTTGCAGCTCGTCGAAGTGCGCGCACCCGTCGAACGGGTAGGACGCGATGTGCGCGGTCCACGCGTTCGACGGGACCGACCACGAGTCGACGGTCTGGTAGCCGCCACCCCTGGTGAGGTTGGAGAGCTGGAGTTCGACCGTGCCGCCGGCGGAAGCGAACGACTCGGTGCGCAGCGTCAGGACGGGATTCTGAGCACGGATGTAGGACAGCCAGGCCGTGGTCATGGATGTGCCCGTGTAGTCGTCGAATCCGTCTGTCGGCTGCCACGGGACGGGGAGGCACGGCCGGCCGAGCCACCCGTCGGCGTGGTAGTCGTCCATGACGATGATGGCGCCGGACCGGCTCCACATGCGGACCATTTGGTCCGGCGCGGTGTCGTCGGCGTAGGCGTTGTTCCCGACGGCGAACGCTACGGCTCCGCTGTCGCGGCGCATGATCGTGTAGTAGTCGCCGGCCGCGGGGGACTGTCCCGTCTCCAGCACGGTCGTGCCGTCGGGGTCGCGGACGATGAGGCGCCCGCCCTCGCCGATCACCACATCGCCGGCCAGCACCTGATTCAGCGCGGGTCGGATTTGCGACCGGCCCCGGAGCTGTCGCACCTCGCGTTCGAGGGCGGCGAGGCGGTCGAGGACGTCGAGGGGTACGTGTGGCACTACTCGGGCACCTCCAGATACAGGCGGGCCGTCTCTGGGCGGCCACGCTCGGGCGGGGTGATGGACATGCCCACGACGCGGAAGCGGGCGTCGAGGGTGTCGGGGTGCCACAGGTCCCGGATGCGGATGCGGACCGTGGCGCCGAGCAGGGCGGGCGTGATGTTCCCGCCAAGCAACACCTCGACCTCGGGTATCTGCACGGGATTTCGGGCGGCCGTCCAGTCGGCTCGGGCGTGCGCATCGAGTGTCGTTTGACGCTCGACGGTGGTGTAGTCGCTGGTGCCGTCGAGACGCGGCCAGCCGGCCGCGATGTCGGTGTCGTCGACCAGAAGTTCGGACAGCAGCGGGAAACTGTCGGCGGCCTGGTTGGTGTTGATGGACGCGCCGCGGGATTGCCAGGCGTTCGCCTTGCGCGTGGCGTCCGTGGGCCACGAATAGGACAGGACCGGCCCCGGACGGGTGAGAACGATTTCGGACGTGCCCGCGCGGATCACGGGATGGCCGAGTTGCAGCCGCTTGACGCGGCGGCCGTCCGTGTCCCGGTAGGACGCGATACGCCACTCGAAACCGTCCTCGACGGCGGCCAGGTCGTCGAGCAGATCACCGACCGCGGGCAGGTCGTAGCGCAGATACGTGCGGTCCCTCAGCACCCCCGACACATGGGTGTCGTAGGTGATACCGATGTTCCCGCCGGGCGTGTTCTGCACGTAGTCGATCAGGCCCCGTGCAATATCCAGTTGGTCCACCTGCACGGCCTCCTGAGTGTCGTGCAGATGTCTCCGGTACAGGTAGGACTCCCACCCGCCGCACTGCACCTGCACGGCCAGATAGCCGCGCTCGTCCGAGCTGGGGGACGTCGTCCACAGGATCCCGCCCCACCAGATTTCGCGCCCCCGCTCGACCCACACACCGGTGCGCCCCGGGACCAGGGCGCGGCGCGCGCGGTCGGCAACCTTTCGGTTTGGAATGGGCACGGTGCCGCGCATCGATCCCGTCTTGCCGATGAAGTCATCGAGAGCGACACCCTGGACCGGCAGCGTGTCCAGAACCTGATCTCCCCGCAGGTCAGTGAACAGCAGCCGGTACGGCGGCGCGATCACTGGACGAATCCCGCGGTGATCCGCACGTTGGCGTTCGTGCCGATGGACACGTTGGGCGACCATGCGCGCAGATAGATCTGTCCGTCAGCCTCGACGCGGGCTTCACCGAACCCGTAGCCGTCACCTGCGATGGCTGCCGTGTCGCCCGGCGGCCGCCAGTCAGCGGGCAGCGTGCACACGTGCGTGTCGTCGAGATTCGGGTCTGCTGACAGGGCCGGTCCCGTGCGAGTGACGTAGACGGTCGCCGACACGCTCTTGCCGTCACGGCGGGCCGAGAATGAGCTGAGAGCCCACCCGGACGTGACCGTGAGCCCTGTCGTGACCACCTCGACCGGGGCGGCCGGCGGCCGGTACAGCACCCATGCGGTACTCGCGGCCGACCACCGGTACAGCACACCATCGACGTCCGCGTACTGGCCGTCGTAGGCGCCCGGGTCTGCGAGGCTGCCGCGGGGCACGATGCCGCCGACTGCCACGGTGTAGTGGCGGCGGTCGGTGAGGGCCGCACCCCAGTCGATGCCGCCGACTCCTGCGGACGCGCCCGCAGGCACGCGCACGTCCCACAGGGGCAGGCAGGCAGGTTCGAGGGTCGGCGCGACCGGGGATTCCGCCGCGGCGCCGGGCACCACCTCAACGGCGGCGAGGGTCTGCCCGGACACGTCGAACAGGCCGTCATACACCCTCAGCACGACGGTGTCGATGCGGTCGAACTGCGCGGAGCCGTCGCCGAAAGTCAGGGTCTCGGGAGCGTCGACCGCGACCGGATAGGCACCCTGCGCGAGCGTGCCCTGTACGGCGGCGCGGCCCACGCCGATCTGTAGGGACATCGCGCCCGCCCCCGTCGCGGCGAACTTAGAGCCGCCCGGGATGACTCCCTGCCGGGTGGTCAGCTCACCATCGGGCGTCATCGTCCCCACGGGGGCGAGGCGCGTGTCTTCTCGGGTCTGCCCGGGGCCGGTGCCGCCGGGCAGCAGCCATGCAGCGCGCACACTCACAGTGCGTGCCCTCCTTACCAGTAGGCCGAGCGCCACCGCACGGTGACGGATGCGGCGGGATCGGATGATCCGGGCGCGGCCCGGAAAGTGAGGTCGGTGCCGCCGCACGCGAGCGTGAACGTCTGCTCGGGCACTGAGCGGCTGGTCGCGGTGTAGAGGCGCGACGCGGTGCCGTTGAGGACCACCTCGCCGGACCGGGTGTCCACGGTGAGGACGTCTCCCGCCGCGAGCGGCAAGTCATATTCGAGGACGTCACCCGTCGCCAAGTTGGTGAGCGCCGGCCGCGTGACCGGGCCCCGGAACTCGATGACCGGATGGGAGGGTGCGTTGCCGAGATTCACCGCCGTGAGAACGCCGGTACTGCCCGGCTCACCGAACGTGAGGCCCGCCTCGCTGGTGTCGTCAGCTCGCCAGTCAAGGCCATCCTCGGCAGCGCCGTCGGAGCCCCAGTCGAGGCCCGGCTCTGGCGCCGGCAACCGCGCCGACTCCGACCGCTCCCCCAGCTCATACCGGCGCGGGTCCGTGGCGACCAACTCAACCGCGCCGCCCGTGATGACCCCTTGCCGGTAGCCGAGCGTCGTTGGGATGAGCCGCCGCGTGGCACGCGCATACGCCAGCAGCGGCCCCCGCTCGTCCACCCACACCACCAGCGGGAGTTCGTCCTCGACCGGAACCGTGCCCGACTCCAGCGCGCCGACCACCGCGCCGACCTGATCACGCGGCGCCCGGATCATCAGGTCCTCGACCGTGACCGTACGCACCTGCGCCAGCAGCCGGCCCGGAATCGCGCCGTGCGCGTCCGAGCGGGCCACGGTCCCGGAATCCAGAGGCGGGAGGTCAGCCCACCCGGTGAGCGTGCGCCACCGGTAGGGGGTGCCGGGGCCGAGCAACAACTCGCCGTACTGGATGTGCCCCGGGCGCGTCACCAGATCACCGATCGCCACGGCTCACCCCCTCGCCTTCGCCAGCCACGCCAGCGCGCGCGCGTTGGCCTCAGGGGTGCCGTTCTCTGCGGCGTGCCAGTGCTCGACGTGCACGGCCGCACCGGACGACGCCGCGGCGAACGGCGAGCCGTAGCCGGACGCGCCCGCACCCGCGGGAGAGAGCTGCGGAAGGGCCGGCGGGCGGACCAGAGTGGACATGACGCGCTCGACCGCGCCGCGCCCGCCCTCGATGCCCTTGACGATGCCGGCGGGAATCCACCGGCCCACGCGCCGCGCCATCACCTTGGACGGGGACGCGATACCGAGCGCCTTGGCGACCGGACCCGGGATGACGCTCTTGGCCCAGGAGATGATCCTCTCCTTGAGCCAGCCGCCCATGGACTGAATACCGGACCAGAGCCCCTGGACGACGTTACGGCCCTTTCCGGTGAGCAGACCGGACAGGGACCCGATAGCGGATGAGATCCGGCTCGGGAGCCCCCGCATCCACGACGCGAGGGACAGCGCCTTCTGCACGGCGGCATCCTTCATGCCCTGGAAGTAGCGGCCCGCCGACGTACGGAGGATCGCGCCGAGCCCGGAAATCGCGCCGCTGATACGGGCCGGTAGCCCTTGCAGCCACGCCACGAGAGACAAGGCCTTCTGTACGGCCCAGTCCTTCGCCTCACCGAACCACTTCGACACCTTGCCGGGTATCTCGCCGAGATAGTCGACAGCGGCAAGGATCTTGTCCTTCGCCCATACCAGTTTGTCAACCACCCAGTTCCACGCCATCAGCGTGTACTTCTGGACGTCGTCCCAGTAGGCGATGATCAGCAGGACCAGCCCACCGATGATGAGACCAACCCACCCGATGGGGCCGAGCCCGATCACCCACGCCTTAGCAAGCTGGAATCCGGCCCACATCGCCTTAGCGCCGAGCAGCAGCAGCGCGGGCACCACCGTCGCCGTAATCACCGCAGCAAACAGTTTCAGTTCCTCTTTGTGGTCGATGAGGAACTGGCCGAATTCGGTGAGTGCCGGAATGACGGACGTGCCGAGGAAGTCGACAAGCCCTTGCATGGCCTCGCGCTTGAACTCCTCGACGCGGGCGCCCGCGTTGTCCCGAAGGCTGTTGCCCATTTCTGCGGCCTTGCCGCCGACCTGGCCGAGCGCTTCGGTGGCCTTGGACGGATCGAGAGAGAATAGCGCTTTCTGCGTATCCTCCGCTTTCGTGCCGAACAGGGCGAGGGCGATAGCCTGCCGGTCGGACTCACTGCCGACACTCCGCAGGCCGTCAAAAACTTTGTCAAGAGCGGCCTTGGCTTCCGGCCCGCCCTTCGTGAACGCCTTCTGCATTTCCTTGCCGGACAGGCCGATCTTCGCAAACGCGGCGTCCACTTCTTTGCCGCCGCCCTGCGTGATCAGAACGAATTCCTTCAACGAGTCGGCGACGACGTCAGTATCACGCGCGCCCGCCTGCAAACCCTGAGACAACAGGCCTGTTGCGTCAGTGGCACTGATTCCCATCTGCCGGAAAATCGTGCTGTATTCGTTGAAGGTATCGGCGATATCGTCGGCGCGCGGGCCCATCTTTTGCAGACCGGCGGTGAGCGCGTCAAGCGCTTCCGTGCCGTTCTTCGCCAGACCGGTTTTGATCATCTGGCCAACTGCATTCGCGGTCTGACCCAAGTCCAGTTCAAACGTGCTTGAAAGGTCGGCGACCTTCGTAGCGATCGATTCGAGCTGCGCCTCTGTCGCGTCCGGCGGGGCAATTCCCGCCCGCATTACAGCCGAAATGGTGTCGGCTGCCGTTTGGAAATCCGCCGTCACCGCGCCCGAATACAGCTTGCCGGCGAGCTTGCCGTACCGCTCCGCCTCCGCCGGGGTCGCGCCGAGCTGCGCGCCGAGCCGGCCGACGATCTGCCCCTGTTCGAGTGCCTGCCCGAACCCTGCGGCGAGCAGCGCGCCCGCCGCGAGTCCCGCGCCCGCCAGCCCGGCATTCAGGCTGTCGCCGAGCCGGGTAGCGATGCTGTCGCCGGCGGCTTCGGCGCCCTCGCCGCCCGCGTCTGCGGCGCTGTCGGCGAGCGCTTCACCAGCGTCGCGGCCCGCCCGGATGAACCGGCCGCGTAGGTCTCTGAGCCGGCCGTCGGCGCCGCGTACGACGTTCTCGCCGATCTCCTCGCCGGACCGGCGGGCCTCGCCCTCAGCGGCGGCCAGGCCGGACCGCATCGCCGTGTCATCGACATCGATCACGGCGAGGAGTTCGCCCACGGTGAGAGCCACGCCGGATCACCTCCTTCGGTGGTCCGGCGCGGGGCCGGGGGTTATGCGGCGGGGATGCCGGTGATGCGGGCGATTTCCTCGGGGGAGTCGGCGCGGCGCGGTGTGGCACGCCATGCACGGGCGAATCGAGACTGGTCGGACATGGCGCCGATCAGGGCGAGGAACCGGCGCGTCGACATGCGGGCCAGCTCGGGCGCGGTGATGCCGTACTCACGGGCGAGGTCCCCCTCGACCGCGGGCCAGTGGCGGATCACCGCTTGCCAGAACTCCGCCCCTTCTTGGTTTTCCGCCTCGCCGCCCGGTTCGCCGGCGGCGCCGCTTTTCCCTGCGCGGCCTCCTGGCGGTCGTGCAGCTCGGCGGCGCCCTGCATGGTGAGGCTGCCGGGGGTGCGGACGTTGGCGGCGGCGTAGATGAGCACGATGCGGAACTGGCGGTCGGTCATCCCGCCGTCCGCCCAGTCGTCGAGGGCGTCGCGGCCGAACAGGGGAGCCAGCATCTTGCGTACGTCGTCGATGCTGGACGACTGCTGCACGCGCTCGGCCTGCAACGTGAACATCAGTGGGAGGGAATCCGGAAGGGTGTAGGTCTTGCCGCACACCGTAAGCGGCTGCCGGGGGCGTGTGGTGACCTCCTCGCCGAAGAACGCGTCAAAGTCCGCGGCAGCGGCGGGGGTCAGCTCGATGTCGTCGAGGTCGTGTTCGTGTTCGGTCACGGTCACACCACCGCGGCCGTCGTCGCGGCGCCGCACTTGGTGAACGTCGCTGCCCAGGTGGTCTTCTCGTTGGTGCCGCCGCCCTTCTCGCCGGGCGTGACGGTCGCCTCCCACACCACCCATGACGTTTGAGTGGTGTGCCGCCAGCGGATGTTGCCGCGCGACTCCGTGCCGAGCCCTGCGGCCCATACGGTGTCGACGTAGTTCTGTCCCGGGTCCTGCGCGTCCGGGGTCGTCTTGCTCACGCGGTACTGCCCCTCCAGGGACAGGGTGGCGCCGCGCTGCATGACGTCCTGCTCGTACTGGCCGTCGCTGTCGAAAGCCGTGGTGTCGGCCGTCTCCTCGTTCTCGCCGGGGTTGTGCGTGAACGTGGTGATACCGGGGAGCGGGAGCCACGTCGGTGTTGCCGCGTCGAGGTCTTCGACCTCGAAAATCCAGCCTCGCGCGTCGATGGGGCGGGTGGTCGATGCCATGGGGGAGCCTCCTTACGGGGCGGGTTCGGGGTCGGGGGTGGGGGTGGGGGTGGGTGCCGTGAAGTCGAGTGCGGCGGTGGTGACGTGCTCGTGCCGCCCGTTGCTGTCCGTGCCCATCGGGGCGGGGAGCGGCGCGGTTGCCAGCACCAGCCATGTGCCGTCCGGCAACTCGACGTTGGCGAGGCCGTGCAGTGCGTCGCGGATGGCGCGGCACCGGCGGCCGGACACGCGCGGGTCGGAGGTGCCGCGCACCCGGATCTGAAGCTGCGCGACCTCGGCGTCGTCGGGGGCCGTGGTCGTGCTGGCGGGCCGCAGGGTCAGCGCGACCGCCTCGCCCGGGGCGGCGGGCATCGTGCCGGCGAACGTGTCCCCGTCGGTGCTGTCGGGGGAGTAGGTGAGCAGACCGAGCGCGTCAAGGTGACGGGCGATGCCGTCAACGATGTCAGCCACGGAGCGACCTCCGTACCTGCGCGGCAATCAGGTCGAGGATGACGTCTCGCTCCTCGTCGAGCGGGTCCGCAAGGAACTGGGCGGTGCGGCCCTCGTCGTGTCGCAGATCGAGGTCTTCGTGTTGCCGGACGGCGTACGGGGTGTCGTAGGACACGGCGCCTTCGAGGGCGGCCTCGTCCACGGTGACCGTGCCGGACCGTTCGAGGGTGCCCTCTTCGATCGGCACGCGGTCCCGGGACACCTGGAGAAGATGTTCGAGACCGATGCGGAGGCCGCGGGCGGCACCCTGGCGGGCATCGCGGTTGACGGCCTGGCCGTTCCATCGGAGCCGGGAGCGCTGCGTCATTCGCACGCTACCTCCGTCGACTCGGGCACCGGAAGGCCCGGCGCGGTGTGCGGGGCGACGGCGATCACGCGCGTGATCCGGCCGTCGGGCAGGGTGATACGGGACTCGGGCGGGCACTGGGCGGCGAGGTCCGGCCCGGCGTAGACGGTCGCCGTGCTGGTGGTCTCACGGCCGTCCGGCGCCCGCACTACGCGGACCTTCCAGTCGACCAACGCGGGCACGTCCTCGACGGGCGGCCCGTACGTCGGCCCGTGCGCGGTGTCGCCCGCGTACGGCTCGACCGTGATCCGGTGCCTGAGCAACCACTCGGGAAGGTTCACCAGATCACCCCCGGCAACAGGCCGGCCCGGCGCAACACGCGGTGAGCGCGGGGGGCCATGTCGACGTCCCCCGCCGCGGCGGGCCCGTCGCGGCGGTCGCCGAGCGATACCGGGCCGAGTGAGACGCTGCCCCACCTGCCGGCCGCTCCGGTGCCGTCGTCGCCCGTCGCGCGCTGGTACTCGACCTGCGCGCATGTGGCGTCGGCGAGGGCCTGCACGATGGCGGGTTCGGTCGGCATGCCGAGCGCGTCCGTGACGTAGACAGCGGTGGTGAGTGCGCTGTCGACGTCCTCGGACGCGCGGGCGAGTAGGCGGTCGATGTCGGCGGGGGGCTGCTGACCGGTCCAGGCCGTGTACTGCTCGGGGGTGGCGTAGACGCGGCCCACCGGTCACCCCTCCATGGTCTTACGGGTACGGGAACGCCCCGCGGGCTTGTCCGCCTGCGGGGCGTCGTCGGGCTCCGGGTCCGGCTCGTTGTCCGGCTCCGGGGCCGGGTCGGGCTGTTCGTGGTGGCGGCGCAGCAGCACGGCGGCGCCCTCCTTCCTGGTCAGACGGTGGCGAGGGTGCCGACACACACGCCCTTGTCGTCCAGCCGCTTCACCGCGTAGTGAAGGGTCGTGGTGATGACGTTGGAACGGGCGAGGATGTCGCGGTCGGACTCCACCAGCGGCCGGCGCTTGTAGAGCAGTCCGAGCGTGTTCCGCTTCATGAGCAGGAACTTGCCGGCGGCAATCCGGTTGGTAACGAACACGGGCACGCCACCGATGCGGCCGATGCTGCCGGTCACCGCGGCGGACGCGCCGTTGCCGAGCTTGGCGGCGTCCACGAACTGAGGGTCCGCCATGGCCTCGCCGAGCTGCACGCTGTTGATGTAGAGGCCGGCGAAGTCGTCCGGCTCCCACTCGTCGCCGAACTGGCCGATGGCGGGCACCATCGCGTCGAGCCACGTGAACGTCAGCTTCCCCGCCGCCGTGGTAAACGCGTACGGGGTGCCGCCGCCCTGCGCGGTCTCGTCGGCCTGCGCCTGGGCGATCAGGTCGGCATCGACACGGCGGGCGGCGAGGATGCCGAACTGTCGGCGGGCCTCCGCCTCCGGGTCGCCGAGCGACGTCAGCCGCGCGCGGTCGGTAATCTCGACCGCCTTGCCAACTTCCTTGATGGTGGCCGTGGCGTCGCTGGTGCTCATCGCGGCCGGCACCATCGGCGTGGTCTCGGTGAGGGTGTCCAGCTCCCCCAGGGCGCCCCACTTCGGAAAGTGGATCGTGTCGCCGGGCGCGCCCTCAAGGGTGCTGTCCTCGATGACGGCGGCGGATCCGGCGACGCGGACGGCGCCGGTGAACTGGGCCTGCGCCATGTCGCCCCAGACCTCGGGGACGATCATGTTTGCGGCGGTGGTCTGAGCCATGACGGCTGTCTCACTTCCTCCGGCGCGGTCGCCGGGCGTTGGGGCCCGGCGCGGTGCCGGGTGTGGTTACGCGCCGGCGAGGCGCCGGTACGTGTCGGGGTCGGACTGGTACAGGTCGGTCCGCTGCTGGTAGGTCATGGCGGCGAACTGGGCCGGGGTGATCTCGCCGGCGCCGCTGCTGGTGAACTCGACGCCGGCGCGGACCGGGGCGGCCGTCCCGGCGGCGAGGTGGCCGTGTGCGGCAATCACGGTGGTGATGGCCTGCTGAACGGCGGCGTGGTCGGTCGGGTCGACGGCGGACAGGGCGCGCATGGCGGCCTGACTGTCGAGCAGTCGGGCAACGTCGGCGCCCGCCGCGGGGGCGGCGGCGATGATCGCGGTCTGAAGGGCGAGCTGCTGCGTGGCGCCCTGGCCGTCGGTGACGGCCTGCTGGGCCCATCGGGGCAGCCGGTTGACGTCGCCCTCGGTCGGGGCCGGCGCGGGCGGCGCGGGCGGGGTGACGGGGGCGGGCGGGGCCTGCGGTGCCGGGGTCTGCTGCTGGGCTCCCCGGATCATCTGCTGGGCCCACTCGGGCAGGGTGCTGATGTCCTGTGTGGCGGGCGCGGGCGGCGCGGTGGCTGGCGCGGTCGCGGGGGCGGCCGGTGCCGGGGTGGGCGTCGCGGGCGTTGCGGCGGCTCCCGTGGCGGCGGGCGCGGCGGCCTCCGGGGAGGCGGCGGCGGGCGCGGCGGCGGGGGCGGCGGCTTCGGACATGACGGGTTCTCCTGGACATGAGGAAAGGGCCCGCGGTTGCGGGCCCTTGGGGTGGTGCTGGTGGTGCGGCGGGGGACTACTTGCCGTCGTCCTCCTGCTGTGTGGGCAGGGGGCGCGCCTGCGCGTAGCCGCGTATCCACGCCGTACGGAGTAGGGACGTGGCGGGGTGCGGGCACGCCGACACGCGGTCGCCTCGCTGGCCTGCCTCGCGTCCGGCGAGGACAGCCTCTACGATCTGCTGCCGTGTGCCCATGCGGTCCCCCTGGTCATCGCTTGAGTTGCTGGCTGCGGGTGTTCATCTTCGCGCCGTCCGCCCATCGTTGCGTGACGCCGGTCAACTGCTCGATGAACTCTGCCTGGGTGAGTCGCGGGTTGGACTCCCACCACTCCTTAAGCTCCTCTGATGCCCTCGCATACGCGATGCGGGCGGGGCCAGAGAACAGAGACTCGATGCTGTAGCCCTTGCCCTCGGACGCGCGGTTGAACAGGTAGCCGTTCGTGGCGTCCTCGGCGGCGGCGGCCTGCTGCCAAATCCACTCGGTGTAGAGCTGCCGCGCCTCCTTCCGCGTGATCTTCTTCAGACCCGCGCGTTCCTGGACGCTCTGCCCCGTCCCCGCCTGTTCGGCGGCGGCAGCACGGGCAAGGCGTTCCTCCCAGGACAGTCCCTCGTCTGGGTCGTCGTCTCGGGTCTGGGGAGTGCGGTCGGGGGTGGTGTTCCGCCCCTCCCTGATGGCGTAGGCGATGACGTCGTCGTAGATCCCCCATGCGTCCGGGGGTGGGGCGGGCGACATCGCCGCGGCAAGGGCGGCGCGGTTGGTGAGCAGATCGGCGACTGCGTCACCGGTCGCAGCGGGCGGGGGTAGCTCGACCGCGTCGCGGCGGTCCATCTCCGCGGCGATCCGCAGTACCTCGTCCCGTGTGGCGTACTGCATCGCCCACGCGAGGGCGTCGTCACCGACGGCCGTGAGGTCCGCGGCGAGGGCGCCGGACGGGAAGATGCGGGCGAGCATGTCGCGGCGGTGCGCCTCTGCGGCGAGGCCGGCGACGTCGTCGGTGCCGTGCGCGAGGGCGTTGCGTACGCGCGCGGCCAGATCATCGTCGGACAGTCCCACCAGATCGGCGCGCACGTCGGGGAGACGCGCGGCGACATCCCGGCGGTCCATCTCGGCGGCGATCCGCAGGGCGTCGGCGTCGTCGATGTGAGCCAGGATGCGGCCCAGCTCGGCGTCACTGAACACGGTGAGGTCGTCGGCGAGGCGTCCGCCCGGGGCGGCGCGGTCGAGTAGATGCTCGACGTCGCGCCGGTCGGCTTCCCGCTCGATGCGGGCGCGGGCCCGCTCGTCGAGCAGGTCGGACCGCATGGCGGCGGCCAGATCGTCGTCGGACATGGCGCGCACGGACACGTCATCGCCGGACCACACGCGGGCGGCCTCAACCTGTTCGGGCGTTGGCGGCGCGGGCGGCGGGGTGCCGTCCCTGCGGGCGCGGGCGGTCTGCTCGGGCGGTAGGTTGCTGGCGCCCTCCTGCTCGCGGTGGCGGAGCCGTCGTAGGTCGGGGTGCGCGGCGAGGTGGTCACGCATTGCGCCCTGCCACTGTCTGACCTTGGCGTTCGCTGCGCGCTGCTCGGCCGGGTCGAGCGCTGAGGCGGCGCGGCGCTTGTACTTGCGGATGGTCCGTTCGATCTCGCGTTGCTGCTGCCCTGCTGCGTACCCCTCGGGGTCCGACTTGGCAGGGCTGGCCTTCGTGATACCGGGCGTGTACGCGCTGGTGCTGTGGCGGCAGTTGGGGTGCTGCAACCCTCGGGCGCGGGCCTCGTCGAGCGATCCGGCCACGCGCACGGACACCATGCGGCCGTCTTCGGTGGCGTGCTCGACCTCGACTGTGCGCGCGCCCGCCGGCCCAGTGAGCGTGAGTACCTTCCTTTCCCACGGGCGGCATAGGTCGCACTCGCGGGGTGAGTCGGACACGATGACCAACTCAATGCCGGCGTCCGTGAGGGTGCGCGTGTGCGCCTCCGTGGCCGCGCGGGCAACGGAAGTGCGTACGGCCATCTCGGCGTAAGAGGTGAGCTGCCATCGGCGGCCGGACACGTCGGTGAACTGGGTGACGCCCTGGTCTGCCCATCGGCGCATGGCGTCCTGGGCGGCCTGGCGGCGGGTGCCGGTGCCGAGCAACGGCGTGGCGGTCACCTCGGCGACCACGGCGCGGAACTTGTCGACGACCGTGCGAAGGATCGACCGGTGCCGGTCGGTGAGGACATCGACGGTTTCCTGTGCGAGTCGGTCGACGGCCTGCGCGTTCGGCGTGACGTCGTCCACCAGACGGCGGGCGTCGTCGGACAGGGCGCCCAGCTCGGCCACGGCCGACCGGTGCCCGATGTTGTACGCCTCCGCGACGGCGTCGTGAACGTCGAGCGTGACGGCCTTGCCCAGCTCGTCGACCACGGCCTGTGACGCGCGCCTGAGCTGCTGCACGGCGGACAGCTTCCGCTCGGCCCACGACGGCGCGTCGAGGTCCGCGGCGAGGCTGCGCGCGATGATCCCGAGTAGCCGCTCCTCGGCGGCGGCGTACAGGTCGCGGGTGCGTTCGGCGAGGGGTTCAGCCATCCCGGGATGGATCGGCACAGCGGCACCCCCTCGCGTCCGTCACATCGGGAACGTGCCGCCCGGGTCGGGTGCGGCGGCCCCGGTCTCGGCGAGGATCGCGGACACCTCCGCCTGTACGTCCGTGTCCTTCCAATCGGGGTGAAGGATCTTCACCTTCGTCGCGGTCGACACGGCGCCCGCGCGGGCGAGCAGGTCGAGCGTCGTCGCGGTCTGCTGCTCGGATTCGGCGACTCCGTCACCGAACTCGACGAGCGGCCGCTCGGGCTTGAGCCCTGGGGTGAACAGCAACGCGTCAACCTGCAACATGACGTGCAACATGTCGGCGACCGGATGCCGGGCATAACCGGTCTTCTTCTTCCGGGTGGTCATGCTGCGCGCGGTGCGGGCGTTCACCCCGGTCGCGGTCTCTGGCGTGCCGTCGCCTTCGAGTCCGAACGCCTGGCCGTCGTAGCCGGCCGTCTGCACGGCCTGGCGGACGATCGCGTCCGCGGTCGTCTGGTGCTCCTCCACGCGGATACCGAACTGGGCGAGGGTGATGCCGGCGCCCTGTTCGGTGGGCGGGATTTTCAGCCCCGCCCATACCTCGCGGTCGTCGTCGAACGATGCGCCGTTGCCGGGGCCTTCGCTCTTCAGGTAGGCGTCCGGGACGATGAGGCGGGCGCGGGCGAGGCGGATGTCACGCATCCACGACGTCCATGTCTCGTCCAAGCTGTCGAACAGGTCGTGTACGCCCTGGTAGTCGCTCCTGCCGACGGGCGCGGTGCGGTGCAGCCGGTTGGGGAGCATGTTCGGCATGTAGGCGGCGGTGAGCTGCTGTATGCCGGTGGCCATGCTGTCACCGGTGGCGTCGAGCGTGAGCGCGATGTCGGCGGTGTCCGGGTGCTCGGTGAGCGGCACGCGGCGCCCCAAGTTGTCGGGGGTGCCTTCGTACAGGGCGTGCTCGATGCGGCCCGGCTCGTGGCGCTCGATGTGCCGCCACACGTGCGCGTCGGTGCTGCCGTCCAACTCGCGCCAGAACATGACGGCCCGCAACAGGCCGAACCGGAACTCGGGTATGGCGGCGTCGGGCTGCATGACGGTGAGGATGGGGCGCGGCAGTAGGGCGCGGTCCCACGTCACGCGGAAGAAAACGCCCGACAGGGCGGCGGCCTGTTCGGCGGCCCCCAACAGGGTCTCCTGAATGCGGCCCTCGTCGATCAGGACGTTCAGCCGCTTCTGCGTGGCGTCGTCGCTCACGGTGATGGTCGGCATGTCCGCGAACAAGAGGTCGGCGCTCGTGCGGGCGATGTCGCCGGCGAGGGGCACGTGAAGACGCGTTTCACGCTTCCGCATGCGCATCTCTGCGGACTTGCGGCCCCAGAGTTTCCGGCGCTCGCGCACCTCGGGGTGGTGGCCGTAGACGCGGGCGAGGCGGTTCCGGTCACCGGAGTACCAAGCGTCGTCCACGCGCATGGCGCGGTAGTACGGGGCCCACTGCGGCGGCGGCCACGCGGTACCGGACTCAGGCAGTGCCATCGGGGCTCACCTCCTGGTCGTCGTTGGGCACGCGGTCGAGCGCGTCGGCGGCGGCGCGGAACAACTCGGCGAGGGCGCCCTGTACGGTCTCGCCCGGGTCGAGAGTGAGCGTCCCTACCTCGGTGGTGACGTCGCCCACGGTGAGGGTCACGGGCAGGGGGACGGACGGCATGTTGACGGTGACGGCCATGGCGGCGGCCTCCTTACGCTGCGAGGGCGAGTAGGTGCCGCCACTCGTGGGCGGTCGAGTGGACGGCGTAGCGCAACGCGTCTACGGAGTGATCGTTGATCTTGACGGGCTTGTCCTCGCCTGCCTCGGCGGCCTTCTCGTCCCACACGTAGCCGGGAATCTCCTCGATGAGCCCGGTGCAGGATCGGTGCACGCGCAGTAGGCCGGCGGCGAGTAGCGAGGCGATGTCGCGGATGCCGTCGGCTACCTCGTTCTTCGCGCGGGCGAGGTTGGGAAAGCCGTCCTGGTACGCCTGCCGAATGAAGCTCGCGGCCGACGGGTCGATGAACGACCACTCCGGAGTCACGCCCTGCTCGGTGAGCCATGCGCGGATGGCTGTGGAGTATTGCGCGTCGGTCATCTGTCGCTGCGCCTGGCGGGAGTCGTGCCGCCACTCGGCGCACGCGTACAGGCGGCCGTCGGCTCCCTCGCCCAGCAGGATCACGGACGTCGCGTTGACGGTGCCGTAGTCCATGCCGAGCCAGTACCGGCGCATGTCCGGCAGCTCGTCTACGACGTGCTCGGCCTCGTCCCACGCCTCGTAGATGGCGCCCTCCGCCATGACCCACAGACCTTGGACGTTGCGCTTGTAGAACAGGCCCCGGTAACTGGCCTTCGTGCGGGCCTTATAGGCGTCGCTCAATCCGGGGTTGTCGTCCATGACGAAATGCCAGGAACGGAGCCTGGTCTCACGGGGGCGGAGTAGATACTCCTTGCGGGCCCAGTGATTCGGGTTGTCCGGGTTGGTCGTACCGAAAATCTTGGAACCCTCGACCGAGCATCGGGCATTGAGCTGGTCATAGAACGTTTTGGGGAGCGTGGTCAGCTCGTCGACGTACGCGCCCGCACAGGTGAGCCCTCGCACCTTGGGTTCGGCTTGAGCATCGTTGGCACCCAACGCATGCACGGTGCGCCCCAGCACGTTGGCCGTGGGCGCGCCGTTCGTGTAGTGGATATCCCGGGTGAGTGATCCGAAGATCGTGGGGTCCATCAACGGTCTGAACACGTTCCGCGCGAGGCTGTCGCGCGTCCGGCCGACCATGACCAGCTCGCCCCCGTCGGGCCGGTTGCACACGAAATCGAGCCAGCACAACAGGGACGCGATCGTCTTCCCGGACCGAACCGAGCCTTCCCAGATGTTCTGGAAGGCTCGGGCCTCCATGATCGAATCGATTTGTTTCGGGGAGAGCGCGAGGTTAGGGGGTGTCGTCATCGGCGGCGGCCTCCGGTTCCTTGTACTCCGGGGGCGGTGCGCCGTGGCGTGCCGCGTAGTTGGCGGCGAGGCCGGCCATGAGGTCACCAATTACGCTGCGGGACTCTGCGGCGCCGTCGTCCTTCGGCGGGACCAACTTCAGTGACCGGTCTACGGCGGTGGCGATTGTCGACATGATGGCGCGGCGGTCGGCCGGCGTCGGCTCGTCGGCGAGTTTCTGCGCGTAGGTGTGATCCTTGCCGCCCCACTCCCAGTAGAGAGTCGGCGCGCTCATCTTGTCGGCCTCGCGCTCGGCGATGTCCTGGAGCCGTTCGGCGAACGCGGCGCGGCGGGCGGACAGGTCGGCTTTGCGGGCGCGGGTGGCGGCCTCGACCTCGTGCCCGCGCTCGAACGACAGGCCAAGCTCGGCGGCGAGCTTGCTGACGGTCGAGGGGCTGCGCTTGATGGCGCGGGCGATGTCGTTGCGGGACATGCCCTTGGCGTGCAGCCGCTTGACGGCGGCGCGGTCCTTCGCGGTGAGGGGGCGGGAGGCCATGGCTTACCCCCTTGGCGTGATCAGGTCTGGCGGGCGAGCGCGGCGTTGGCCCAGAACATGACCTCTTCCAGCTTGGTCACGGCCGTCGACTTCTCGCGGCCGTCCGGGCACAGCTCGTTGATCTGGTCGGCGAGGCGTCGGCACGCCTGGCGGACGCTGGTGTGCGCGTCGCGCTTCTCCTGCGTGGTCGCGGCGTGGAACGCGAATCGGTGCTCGATGTCCTCGGGGCTCATCGGTGGGGCCTTCCGTTTGACGGCATGGGAAACGCCCCACCGCTACGGGGGCGCGGTGGAGCGTTGGTCGGTGTGGCGCGGTGCTACGCGGTCTTGCAGAACTCCGCGATGGCCGTGTTGATGTGCTTGCCCTGCTCCTCGGTCACCTTGACGTCCCCGCCGCTGAAACGCTGCGAGGCGAGGTAGTCGAGTCGGTCGGCGCCGCCGTTGATCGCTGCGCACTGGTTGCGGGCGTTGTCGACGGCGTCGTCCTCGTCGGCGGTGAGCGCGGGGTCGACGTCGCGGAGTGCGGCGAGCAGGGCGTCACGGTCGGCGCCGGTCGGTTCCGGGGGAATGCCGGCGGCCTTCTCGGCGGCGGAGTAGTCGGCGCTGGGGCTTGCGGTCTTGGTGGGTGCGGCGTCGGTGCTGTTGTCTTCGCTGCTGCACGCGGTGAGCGTGGCCAGGGCGAGCAGGACGGCGGCGGCGGTGGTGCGCTTCACGGTGTGGTCCCCCCACGGGTACGGGTGTGTCCGGTGTGAGACACGGGAGGGGGCGCGCTGGTTGCACGGTGCATGCGAACGCCCCCGCAGTGCTTGATGCGGGGGCGCTCGATCGGCGTCCGGATCCGGGCACACCGGAGACGCCTCGAACTGTAGGTCACGGAAAGGTCACGGTGCAACTCGCGCGCGGGCCGGCGCGCGTCCGGTCGTCGGCGGCTCGCTGGTGCGCTGCGTGGTGGCGAGGCGGTGCGCGGTGGCGCGCATGCTGGCGCGGCGGCCGTCGGCGGCGGCGCGGATGATGCGCCGGATCGGCTCGGGGAGCGCACCGGTGCGGGGGTCCATGAGGCAGTTGAGGTCTTGGACGAACGCGGGGTCGAGGGGGTGGAGTAGGCGTGGTGTGGGGGTGTCTCCGCTGGCGGTGGGGGTGGTGCGCTCCATCGGTGCGGCCGGTGTGGGGGTGGTGCGCTCTGCGGGCTGCGGGGTGGTGTGCTCCGGTGCGGTGGTGGTGCGGAGGATGCGGCCTACGGTGGTGTGGTGGATGCCGAGTCGGCGGCCGATGGCGCGGTTGCTGAGTTTCTGGGCGGCGAGGTGGTGCACGCGGGCGGTGCGGTCGTCGCCGGTAGGCTGGGTGGTGGCCATGGTCGGGGTTGCTCCGATCGTGGTTAGTCGGGCCCGTCCGGCGGTGGAGTCGCCGCGGCGGGCCCGCGCTTGTGCGGGCTACTGGGCGGTGGTGGCTTCAGCGAGGGGCGGGTGCGTCTCGCTCGTGCCGAACTGCCACACGCGGACGCGGAGCCGGGCGCCCTCGGCGGCGTACTCCTGCTCACGGTTGAGCAGGTACTCGGCGAGGGTGGCGGGCGTGTCCATCCGCCGGCTGCTCTGCGCGGCGAATTCGTGCCAGCGGCCGTCCTCCCATCGCTCGATGGTCCAAAACGCGTCCCACGGTTTGGTGCCGTCGGGCTGGCTCTCGGCGGCGCGCTGCTCGCGGAGTACGCGGTAGACGTAGGACTCGGTCACGCCGAGCTCGTCGGCGATGGCGGCGGCCGTCTTGCCGTCCTCCTCGGCGGCAAGGTAGATGAGCCGGGGGGTGGCCTTGGCGACGGCCTCGGCGGCGAGGCGGATCACGCGGGCGTCGTCGAGGGTGAGTTCGGCGGCCAATTCGAGGTACATCGACTCGGCGTCGGGTAGGTCGCGGTGCCGGGTGTAGTTGTCGGCGATGGTGCGGACGTAGTCGAGGGGGTCGGCGTCGCTGGGGTTGGGGTCGCCGGCGAGGGCGCGGCGGGCGACGGTCTCGCGTTCGTACTGGGTGAGCAGGGCGGCCATGTCGGCGGCGAGGCGGTCGGCGGCGGTCCGGTTGGAGGTGAGGTGGGCGCGGTCGAGGATGCCCTCGATGTCGCGGGGCTGCTGTTGGTCGTTCATGGCAGGGTGTCTCCGGTCGTGGGTTGGGCCCGCCCGGCGGAGTGCCGGGCGGGCGGGGTGTTCAGGCGAAGAGGGCGCCCTGTTCGGTCTCGGGCTCGACGTCGAACAGGGTGGGCTCGGGGGAGGCGGCGCGGGTGCCGATCCACTGGGCGCGCCACGTGTTCGCGGTGGCGGCGCGCTCGGCGGCTCGCTGGTTGTCGACGGCCTCAACGAGATCACCGAACGCGAGGGCGGCGGCGGTGAGGGGCGAGGCGGGGGGCTGGTCAAGCCAAGCCTCGGCGGTGGCGGTGGCCTCGGCGCGGTCGCGGGCTTCGGCCTTGACGCACGGGCGGCAGGTGCGGCGGGCCTTGCCGGTGTTGTTGTCGCCGGCGGGGCGCCCGCAGTAGAGGTCTTGGGTGCCGGGGCGGCGGTAGTGGCCGGTGCTGTTGGTGGTGCGGGCGCCCTGCGTGGCGTACGTGTCCATGGGGGTGCTCCCTCGTCTGGTGTCCGCTGCTCGACGGCGGGCCCGCCCGGTGTGGGCGGGCCCGGTGGGTCACCCGCGGGTGCGGTTGAGGTGGTCGGCAAGCTGGCGCGCGCCCACGCGGGCCATGCCGGGCCACGTCTGGCCGGTGTGGGTGTCGAGCACGTACGCGCCGGTGACGCGCTGGGGGCGGACAACGAAGCGGGGGGCGGTGGTGGTGGCCATGGGGGTTGCTCCCTTGGGTGAGGTGGTGCCGGGTGGAGTCCGGCTGACGTCTCCGACTGTACTTGATTCTGTACTCGGTACACAAGAGGTTCGGGGAAAGGGGCGCGGCCCCTACTCGCCACGCCCCACAGCCGCTACGCCCTCTGCTGCTCCCGCTCCTTCGCGGCCTCCATCGCAACCCACAACCCGACCAACTCGGCTCCCCGCCACGAGCGCCGGCCGTGGTCGAGGATGACGGGCGCGCCGCATCCCTCCCCCGTCGCGCACGTCACCACGGGCTCTCCCCCGGGGCGGGTGTGGCCGGTGAGCTGTCCGGCACACCAGGGGCACGGGGTGTCGAGGGCGATGCGGCGGCCGTCGCGCTGTAAGGCCCGTTCTACGGTGCGGCGGGCGTGTGCGGCGACGCCGGCGAGGGCGTCGAGGACGGGCGGCGGGGTCGGGGCGAACAGGTCGCCGTGCCGCTCGTCGAGGGCGCGGCCCTCCAGCCATACGGCGGCCCAATGCAGACCGTGGGCGCGGCTGCCGGCGGAGGCTGCGTTGCCGGGGCCTATGTCGCGGACGGTGGGCAGGTGCCATCGGGCGGGGTCGGTGCGGTCGTCGTCGTCCTGCGTGATGCTGCCGCAGAGGCCGATCCATGTACGTATGGGGCGCTGTACGCGTTCGGCGAGGGCGTCGCAGGATGCGAACAGGGCGGCCTCGACCGACAGTGCGGCGTCGAGGGCGTCGAGGTTGAGCGGGGCGGGGTGCTCGCGGAGTGTGAGCGGGAGGCGGCCGACGGTCGGGCCGGTCGGCTGCTCGTCGTCCTCGTTGTGGTCGGCGGTGCCGAGCTGGTCGAGGAATCCGCGGGTCTCGCGCGGCGGCCACTCGGTGGCGGGCGGGCGCTCGATGGCGGCGAGTAGGTCGCCCCACTGCTCGCGGACGGCTCGGAGGTCGTCGGCGGCCTGGCGGGCGAGGGTTTCGAGGGTGGGCGCGGTGGTCGTCATCGGGTCGGCTCCTGGTCGGCGTTGCTGCGGCGGCACTCGGGCTCCGGGCGCGTCTCGACGTGCGTGTGCCAGGGGGCCTCGCACTCGGTCGGCTTGGGCTGCTCGTCGGGTTCGTCGAGGGCGGCCCGGATGGTGGCGCGGTCGGTGATCACCTCGGGCCGCGGGTCCCACGGGGCGCCGTAGGTGGGCGGCGTGCCGTCGAGTAGGCGGCGCAGATCCTCGCGCACGCCCTCGACGTACTGGCGGATGCGGTCGGCGGCCTGGACGGCGGGGAGTTCGGCGGCCATGGCGGCGCGGTCGGCTTTGCGGTCGCGGCGGGCTGCGAGCCATGCGAGGCGGTACCGGTCGGCCTTGTGGCGGGCGTCGTCCATGCTGGCGGCGTAGCGGCGGGCGGTTGCCTCCCACGCCTTAGCGGAGCGCTCGGCCAGCTCGGCGCGGCGTACGGCTTCGGCGCGGGCGGTCTCGGCGTCGTTGCTGCACTGGTGCGCTGCCTGCTGCAACTCCTCGGCCTGGTCGGCGCGGCGGGTCGCCTTGCGGGCGCGCTGGCGTGCGGACTGCCACGCGGTCCGGTACCGGTCGGCGCGGTCGTCGGTCTCGATGGCCTTCGCTCGCCACATGCGGGCCCGGTTGAGCTGGGTGGCGGCCTGCTCCTCGGCCTCGCGGATGCGGTCGAGGGGGCGCGGGCCCAACACGGACCGGTACGCGGTGAGCTGTTCCTCAGCGTCGAGGGCGCGCTGTTTCCATCCGGTGATGGTGCTGTTGGCGAGGTTGAGGGCGGCAGTGTCGGCGGCCTCGACGTGCTGCTGTTCGGCGCGGCTGGCCTGTAGTGCGGCTGCGAGGGCGGCCCGGTCCTGCTCGGCCCGCTCGGCGCGATGCTGCCACGTGTCGCGCTCGTCCATGATGCGGCGGGCGCCGTGGGCGCGGCCCTCGTCGACGGCGTGCAGGATGCTGATGTGGTGCGCGGCTTCCTCGGCGCGCTGCTCGGCCTCCTCGGCGCGGTCGAGGGCGGCCCGGTACGTGGCGAGGGCGTCGGGCCCGTATGTGGCGCGCCACTGGGCGACCTCGGCGCGGGCGCGGTCGCGTTCGTCCTCGGCCTCGACGATGGCGGCTTCGGCGGCCTCGACGCGCTGCCGGTACCGGTTCATGGCGCGCTGTTGCCCGCGCTCGCTGGTGCGGGCGGCGTCGCTCTCGCGTATCTCGGCTTCGACGGCGGCGCGGAGTAGGGCGGCCTCGTCGGGGCTGATCGGCCGGCCGCGTTCGGCGCGGGAGAGCAGGACGGCGAGGCTGTCGCGGCGGGCGGTGCGCATGGCGTCGTTTTCGGCGCGGGCGGCGAGGCGTTTGCGCTTGGACGTGCGGCGGGTGGTGCTCACTGCTCCTGCTCCTCGGTGGCGGGGTGGATGGCGTCGGCGCGGGCGCGGAACATGGTGGGGTAGTCGCGCAACAGGCACGGCGTGCACGACTCGCACACGCAGTCGAGGGTGTATCCCTCGGCGCGGAGCTGCGCCTCGATGGCGTCGGCGGCCTCGCGGAGTCCGGCGGCGCGGGCGGCGGCGATAGGGTCGGCGGCCTCGCCCACGGGCGCCCATACGGTGTGGGCCTGCTCGACGTGGCCCTCGGCGGTGCCGTCGTGCCTGGCCCAGTAGTTCCGCCAGAACGTGACGCGGGCTCGGGCGGCTCCCAGCTTGGAGTAGGGGCCTTCGCGTTCGGTCCACTGCTGGCCAACGCGGTTCGTCTGGGTGATGACGGCGCGGTAGACGGTGCGGCCGTCGGCTCCGATGTTGCGGGCCATTAGGGGCGCTCCTTGGGGTCGGGCGCGATGCCGTCGAGGATGATGGGGACGATGCGGCAGGTGCCGGTGAGGCAGACCTGTTCGGCGTGGGCGGCGTAGTGGACGTGGTGGCCGGCGGCGAGTAGCTGCTCGGCGGCCTGGCGGGCGTTGCGGGGCGCGGGCTCGGGGCGGGGGGTGAGTGTCGTCATCGGTGGGCCTGGCTTCCGCACTTGCGTCCGCACGTCCAGCAGTAATCGGGGTCGCGCTGTTCGTCTTCGGTGGCGGCGGTGTGCACGGTGTCTCCGCGGTGGGCGAGGCGGTAGAGGGCGCGGTCTGCGCGGCGGCGTGCCGCCCTGCGGGTGAGGGCGGCACGCATGCGGGCGAGGACGGTCACCGCTGCGCCTCGGGGGCGTAAGCGGCGTGGAACAGGTTGAGGTTCAGGGCGCTGCCGCACTCGCCGCGATATCCCCACTCGAATGCGACTCCGGTGTGTCCGTCGTCGGCGGTCCACACGCGGTTGACGGTGACGGTGCGGGCGGCGTCGGTGCGGCTGACGTACCGGTCTCCGACGTGGGGCGTGCGCGGCTCCTCGACGGCGGTCGGCTGCTCCTCCTCGACGTCCTCGCCGGTGTCGACGAACTCGCGGTCGGGGTGGATGTAGTCGGCGGCCCACGTCGACCACCCGCGGGCCTTGCCGAGCGCGGTGACCTGCTCGGCGAGTTCGCGGGCGTACTGGTCGAGCAGGGCGGCGGCGAGGGGCATTGAGCGGTGGTCGTGGCCAAGCTCCTCGTAGATCTCGGTGAGCAGGGCGAGGGCGGGCCGGTCGGGGACGGCGGCGCGCTGCTGCTGCTCGGCGGCGGCCTCCTCCGCAGTGATCGGGGTGTCTCCCTCGGCGATGGCGGCGGCGTCGAACTGGTCCGCGGTCTGGCGCAGCGCGTAGGCGGCGACGGCCTTGGACATGCCGCGGGCGGACGCCTCGACGGCGATCCGGTCGAGGTCGTCGCCGGCGGGCCGGATGATGACGAACGCGAGGACGTCGCGGCCGTCGAGGACGGCGAGGCGAGCCTCGTCCTGGTCGGCGAGGGCGGCGAAACCGTTGGGGTGGGGGCGCGGCTGGTCGGCGGCCGGCTGCTCACCGACGGGGCGCCACGCCTTGATGGTCCGGTCGTACTCCTCGACCTCGACCGCTTCGACCTCGGCGGCCAACATCCACGGGTCGGTGCCGTCCTGGTTCTCGGTGAGCCCTTCCTCGTAGCGGACGCGGTACGTCTTCCCGTCGTCCGGGGCCCGGAACACCAGCGCGTGAACGGACACCCATCGGCGGGTGTCGACCTGCTCGCGGTGCAACTCGACCGCGGTGGTCGGGAACTCGGCGGCCTGGTCCTCGTAAACGGTGTCGTCCGGAAGGCCGAGGGCGTCGAGCTGGGCGCGGGTGAACGTGCGGGTGATGCTCATCGGGGGGTGCTCCTGTCTCGGTGCTGTCGAGGTGTTCCCGCGCGCGGCCGGGCTGGCGTCCGGTCGCGCGCGGTGGTGGTCAGAACGGGGGTTCGTCGCTGTAGCTGCGCTGCTGGGGCTGCTGCTGGCCGGTGGCCCATGGGTCTTGCTGGGGCTGCTGCTGGCCGTAGCCGCTGCTGGGCTGCTGGGCGCCGTAGCCGCTGCTGGGCTGCTGGCTGGTGTTGCGCTGGCCGGTGGTCTTCTCGGGGCGTGCGGTGGCGCGGAGGAGGGAGGGGCCGACGTTCTCGGCCTCGACCTCCATGACGGTGCGCTTGACGCCTTCCTTGTCCTCGTAGGACCGCTGCTTGAGTCGGCCGATGACGATGACGGCGTGGCCGCGGGTGAGGGATTCGGCGACGTTTTCGGCGAGTTGGCGCCATGCGCTACAGCGCATGAACAGGGGGTCGCCGTCCTTCCACTCGTTGGTGCTCTTGTCGTAGGTGCGGGGGGTGCTGGCGACGGTGAACTGTGCGACGGCGTGGCCGCTGGGGGTGAACCTGAGTTCGGGGTCGGCGGTGAGGTTGCCTTGGAGGGTGATGAGCGTTTCGCCTGCCATGGGTTAGGCGGCCTGCCTTTCGGTGGTGGGTGTGGTGGTGCGGGCGCGTTGGCATGCGCGGCAGCCGCGGGCCCCGTCGGTGCGCCGGTAGGTGTTGGCGGTGTCGAACGGGTGGCCGTTGTGGCAGTGGGTTTTGCGGGCGTTGGCGGCGGTGGGGCCGGTCGAGCGCAGGGTGTTGGTGCGGTGGTCGACGGCTTCGAGGTGGGCGGGCGCGACGCAGTTACGGCGGCGGCACTTGTGGTCGACTTCGTGGCCGGTGGGTATGGGGCCGTGTGCTTGTTCGTAGGCGTAGGTGTGGGCGCGGACGGTGCGGCCGTCGGCGTGGAACGCTCCGTAGAACTCGCCGAATTGGCCGGCGTCGTGGGGGCGTTTGCTGCGGGCTCCGCCGGTCCAGAGGTGGCAGGGGCCGGGTGCTCCGCGGTAGAGGCTGAGGGGGCCGGCGGTGTTGACCTTGGCGGCGAACCGGGCTGCTGCGGTGGGGGTGGTGTCCATCGGCGCGGTTCTCCGTTCGGGTCTGAGCCGGGGCTCTCGGTTCGGGGCGGAATACGTACGGGCCTGCCGTAGATATCCGCTCGTGAGTGGTTGTGCAATCACTCACGCGTGGAACGTAGCACTGAGGGCCCGCCCTGGGGGAGTTGCGGGGGTGGGCCCTTGTCGAGCGGCTACGCGGGCGTCTGCGGGCCGGTCGGGGGTGTGGTGCGGGTGATCGTCCATCCCTCGGCTTCGAGGGCGTGTGCGATGCGGTGGGCGGTCATGCCGGGCCGGTTGAGGATTTCGGCGAGGTGGGCGTCTTCGATGGCGGCTCGGATGATGGCGGTTGCGGCGGCGGGGGTCACCGCTGCGCGCCGGTGATGTGCCGGGCGTCGCGGCGGCCGGACTGGTCGCGGGCGACGGGCGGGCGGGCCATGAGTCGTCCGAGGGCCTCGCGGTCGGCGTCGGCCTGGTCGGCGTCGGCGAGACGCTGCTCGGCGGCGAGGGCGGCGCGACGGGCGTCCTCGACGACGGCCAGCTCGGCGGCGCGGCGCTGGATGAGCAGGGCGGGGCCGTCGATCTCCTCGACGGTGCGCCACACGTGCCATCCGGTGTTCTCCTGCACGATCACGTAGGCCCCGGTGTCGGCCCACCTGCGGGCGAGGGCGCGGGCCTTCTTGCGGTCGCTGGTGGTGGTGGCGGCCGGCCGGTCGGGGCGGTCGGGCCACTGGCCGGCGATGCGGTAGCGGTCGGGGGTGGCGATGCTGCTGATGGCGCGGACCTTGCGCTTGTGGGGCTTGCGGGCGCTCTTGGGGGTGGCGTGGCTGCTCATGCGGGCTGCTCCTGGTGGGCGTGGTGGCGGGCGTTGACGGCGTCGAGACGGGAGGGGTGGGGGTCGGTGAGGTGGCGGCGGCCGCCGTGGCGGGTGGGGCGGCTGCACGGCTTGCCGGGCGCGGCGCGGCACGTTTCGACGGGGCAGGGGACGGTGAGGGGGTCGGGGAGTCCTGCGGCGGCGAGGGCGTCGCGCTGGGCTCGGCGGGCCCGGTAGGGGTGCAGCTGCTCGGCGGCGTCGTCGGGGATGCGGCGGCCGATGGCGGCGAGGCGGGCGGCGACGTCGGGGGCGGGCCCGCCGGTGAGGGCGGGCGGCGCGGTGCCGGGGGCGCGGCCCACGGCCTGTGTGGCGGTCTGCGGGGCGATCCGGCCGTCACCGATGGCGCGGTCGAGGGCGCGGCGGCGGGCGATGGATTCGGCGCCGGTCTCGCCGGGGCGGCCGTCGTAAAGCACGTTGGCGCGGTCGATGCGGTCGCGGCGGATCTTGGCGCGCTGCTGGATGACGTGGGCGGGGGTAATCCAGCGGTCCGTGTCGGCGTAGTGGCGGGCGACGGCGGCACGCGCGTCGTCGTCGAGGGGTACGGCATTGAGGGCGGCGGCCCATGCGCGGGCGTCGGCCTCACCGACGGTGCGCCGGTCGAACGCGGCACACAGGGTCAACAGTTCGGCGGCGTCGGCGGGGGTCACTGTGCGGCCTCCTCGGCGCGAAGGCGGGCGGCGAGGTCCATGCCGGCGGCGACGCGCTGGTCGGTCGTCGAGGGGCGGGCGGCTCCGCTGGCGGCGCCGATGGGCACGACGTTGCTGCCGGTGGCGGGGCGGGCGGCCTGGAGGCGCAGGGTGTCGTACTTGTCGCGCAGCTTGGACATGCTCAGCACGTTGGAGCGCCAGAACTCGGAGTTCTGGCACCAGTCGATCGCGCCGTGAACCTGTTCTTCGGTGCGGCCGTCCTTGTCGAGCATGAGGCGGGCCGCGGTGCGCCACGCCTTGGTGATCGTGGGCCGCTTGCTGCCGTTGGCCGCGATGCGGTCGGCGAGGTGCGTGCAGAGCCGTTCGACGTCGTCTCGTTCGGGCGCCGGGTCGGGGGCCGCGGGAGCGGGCCCGGACGACGAATCCCTGTTCCCTGTTCCCTGTTCCTTTCCCTGTTCCCTGTTCCTTTCCGGGCGTGAGTCCTCACTGAGTTGTGCGTGAGCGCTCGGGGAGTCCTCATCCTTGCTGGTCAGGGGCGGTTCAGGGGTGGAATCGGCCTGGTCGGGGGCGGGAAGCTTCGAGGGGGTCGGCCGATTGATGCGCTGGTGCTCGCGCCACCCGTTGACGGTCATGTACGGCTTGCGGTTGAGGGTGTAGCGAGTGATCAGTGAGGACTCAGTGAGTGCCCGGAGGTCGGCCTCGACGTCGGCGGCGGTGCGGTCGTCGAGCGGCCAGACGGCGGCCTTGATGAGCCGCGCGTCGTCGACACAACGGCCCTCGTCGTCGCAGTGCGTCCACAGTCCGATGAAGGTGAGCCGCTGCTCGGGGGTGAGGTCGGCGATCGTCAGGGAGGTGAAGAACTCGGGTTTGATGGTGCGGATTCGGGCCACGGCTGGCGGGTCTCCTTACGGGGGTGGTGCGCCCGGGGCGAGGGGCGTGGGCTCGTCCTCGCCCCGGGGCGGCGCGGTGGTGCTACTCGGGGCGGTAGGTGCGGGGGCGGTGCCGGTCGCAGCGCGGGCCGGCCGGGTAGGGGCGGGCGGGGGCGCCGCATACGGGGTCGCCGGTGTCGCACGTGAGCGGCGGCCGGTCGGCGCGGCCGGTCATGCGGTCAGTTCCAACAGGTGGGAAAGCCCAGCGCGGTCGAGCAGGACGCGGAACGCGTAGGCGGCCTGCTGGGGCACCACGCCGTTACCGAGTGCTTTGAGCTGCTGAACGCGGGACAAGCCGGGGACCGCGGTCACCCATCCGGGGCGGAGGCCCATCATCCACTCGACGAACTCGGGGGCGAGGCGTCCCCGAACGTCATTTGGCCAGGGAGCGGGGCGGCCGGTCGCCGCTTCCCACCGCGCGACGGCTGCGGCGTACGGGCCCCAATCCGGTGCGCCGCGCTCGATAGGGTGAGGTCCCCTTTGCTGCCTCGCTGGTTCGGTCCGCCCTTCTCTCCGTCCGACGCTCGCGGTGTCGGCAAGAGGTGAACCACGTTCGGCAACTGGTCTTCGAACCCCCGGCCGCGTCCATCCCGCGCCCTGGGCGTCGGCAACAGGTGCTCTACCTCGTCCGCGAGCGTCGGGCCGTGTCCGCCAGCCTTCCGTTTGTCCGGGTGTTGCGATCCCCCATTGACCGAGAGTTGCGCGGTCGGCGTCTTGAGCAACGGCGAGCAGGAAGAGGCGTCTCCGCTGGTGTGTGGCTTCCACGCCGGACGCTGGTACAACGATCCATTCCGCATCGAACCCGAGGGCGGCAAGGTCCCAAAGTACGTCTCGGAATCCGATCCGAAGATGGTTTGCGACGTTCTCAAAGAAGCAAATCCGGGGGCGAAGTATGCGAATGGCGGCGGCAATGTAGGGCCAGATGTGCCGGGCATCGGCGGTTCCTTTCATTTGGCCGGCGATGCTGAACGGCTGGCAGGGATAGCCGCCGGCCAAGACGTCTACCGGCCCGTACTGGCGGCGGGCGCGGGCCCAGTGGACAAAGCGCAGGTCGCCGAGATTCCGGATGTCGGGGTGGTGGTGGGCGAGGATGCGGGCGGGCCCGTCGTCGGGGTCGGCGACCCATGCGAGGGACCCACCGAGCACGCTGAGCACGGCCTCGTCGAGTCCGCCGTATCCGGTGCATACGGAGCCGATTCGGGGGCCGGTCGGCACGGGGAGTTGTCCGGGTACGGGTTCGGGCGGAGGGCTGGACAGGATCCGGTCGAGGGCGGTGCGCGTCTGCGGGCTCACCACGGCGTTCCTCATGCGGCGTCCTTCCGGGCTCGGGCGCGGGTGGTGTGGCATGCGGCGCAGTAGCCGCGGCCGTCGCGCTCGTACCGCCAGTGCTCGGCGGTGGGGTGGCCGGCCGTGCACTGGTCGGGCGGGGCGGCGAAACCGCGGATGTCGGCGAGGGCGGCGCGGGTGCGGGTGCGTCCGGGCTCGTCCTCCATACAGGCGGGGGCGACGCATCCCGGGTGGTCGCACTCGGCGGTGACGTAGCCGATGGGGTCGCGGCCGGTGCGGATGCGGAACGCGACGGCGCGGGCGGTGTACTCGCGGCCGTGGTGGGTGAATACGCGGGTGCCGGTGTCGGGGCGGTGGCGGCCGGTCCACTGCATGTGTCCGTCCTCGGCGGGGCGGGTGTGCGTGGCCCATTTCTCGGTGAGGGTGAGCGGGGACCGGGGCGGCGCGGTCTGCTTGGCGGGCGGGTATCCGAGCTTGGCGCGGTAGCGGGCGGCGGTGTCGACGCCGATGCCGAGTTCCCGGCGGGCGGCCTTGTTGCTGGCGCCGGCGGCGAACATCTCGGCGAGGCGGTCGACGGTGGCTTTGTCGAGCGTCACGGTGTCTCCGGTGGTCGGGCCCGCCCCGGGGTGCGGGGCGGGCCGTACGGCGGGGGAGGGGCTATGCGGCGGGGGTGTCGTCCTCGTCCGGCGGCGGCGCGAGGGCGGGCAGCACCAGGGCGGCGAGGGCGCCCTCACGCCACGCGGCGGCGACCAAATCGCGGCCGGGAATCGGCTGCGCCTTGCTCCCGCGGGTGTAGGTCAGACGGTGCGAGGCGGCGCGGGACGGCCGTATCTCGACACCCGGCACGTCGTGCACCACTCCGGTCACCTGGTCGACGTAGCGGGCGGCCCCGGTGGCGGTCGCTTCGGCGAGCACCTTGCCCGCGAACCCGGGCCGGACGGTGGTCACCACCTGGGCGGGGATCACCTCGACGACGTGCTCGCTGGGGTAGTTGTCCCGCACCCATGCGCGGAACGCTTCCTCGTCGATGACCTGCGCGGCGCGCTCGCCGGGCTGCCGCGCGACGGCCCCGACCTTCGTGCCGTCGGGCAGGGTGGCGTCCGTCTTCGTAGTCCCGACGGCCTTGTACTGCTGTTCGAGCAGGTCGGCGGCTTCCCGGCGGGCGTCGGCGTGTGCCTTCTTGACCTTGTCGAGCAGGGCGTCGAATACGGCCTGTCGGGTGACGGCGTCGCGGACGGCGGCGGGGTCCGGTGCGGTCGGCTTGGCGGTCTGCTCGCTCACCGGGCACCCCCGGCGGCGGCCTGCTCGATCTGGCGGCGGAACGCGTCGAGGGTGACGGCGTCGGCGTCGGCGATGGTCTTGCCGAACGCGCGCTGGAAGTCGGCGTCGAGGGTGGGGAGGTTGGCGCGCGAGGCGGCGAGGCGGAGCGCGTTCTCGGCGCGGTCGTGCGCGGCCTGGTCGGCGGCCTGGGCCTGCTTCGGCGACACGGGGAGTTGGCCGCGCGCGGCGAGGGCTTCGGCGGCGCTCGCCTCGACTTCGGGGTGCCCGGAGTCGAGGGCGGCGCGCAACTCGGCGTCCGTCGGCATGGCGCCCTCAGCGGCGACCGCATCCGACACGGAGTAGGGGGCCGGGCCGGTCGGCTCGTTCGTCTGCTTGGCGCCCGGCTTGGCGGCTCCGATGGCGGCGAGGCGGGCGAGGTGGTCGGGGTGCGCTCCCCGGGCCTGTGCCGCCGCGTGCAGCTCGCGGACGGGGGCGACGGTCTCGGCGGCGTGCGCGTCGCGGATCTCGGCGAGACACGTCATGTACTCCGCGGGGGCGCCGGCACCCTCCGCGGCGGCAATGATCGCGGCGTGCTGGACGGCGTCGGCGGTGGCAATGGCTTCGGCGAGGTAGTCGCGGCGCTCCTGCTGCGGCGCGGTCGCGGCCGGCGGGGTGTTCGGCGTCGACTGCACCACCGTGGCCGTGGCCATCTGCGGCGCGTCGGCCCGCTCGACGATGACCGGCTGTCCTTCCTGGTCCACGACGGCCCCCAGCTCCTCGGGGGTGTAGATGGCGCCGTGCAGCACCTCGGGGCACGCGATACGTACGGCCTCGGCGATGGCGCGGGCCCGCAGCATGGCGCGGGGGAACCGCTCCCAGGGCTGCGGGCGGTTCTTGTCGTCGCGGGAGTACGGGCGGCCGTCCTTCTGGAGCGTGCACAGTCCGGCCGTGACGGCGTCGTCGAGGGTCCACTCGACGACCGACTCATCGTCGGGGTCGTCGGCGCGCTGAATCCGAACCACGCACCGCGTGCGCTCCGACTTGATGCGGACGCGGTGGCCGGCCGACCGGGCGCGGCCCAACATCAGGTCCGCGGACTGGGTGGGCTTGCCCTTGATGACGTGGATGGTGGTGATGGTGGTGACGACGTCGAGACCGAGCGCGCGGCCGTACTCCATCGCCCACAGGACGGACGCGGGCTGTCGCCGGTAGGCGTCCGGGAGCAGCGGCGATTCGGCGAGGGAGGCGCAGAACTGCCATGCCTCCTGGGGGCTCATGTGGGCGAGGGACAGGGCGCCGCCGGGGGCGACGAACGCGGGCGCGGTGCGCGCGGCAGGCAGGGTGGTGACGGTCACTTGCGCGGTTCCTTACTGCGGTTGTTGCGGATGTGGGCGGCCTGGCGGGTCAAGCGGGTGCCGAGCGTCACGGCCTCGTCCGGCGACAGCAGGGGGTCGAGGGTCGCGGCGGCAGGGCACTCGTCGAGCAGGGCCTCGCGGGTGCCGTCCGCCTCCGCGGCGGTCATGGCGCGGCCGTAGTCGGTGGCGTCCTCGCTCACGGCGGCTCGGTCGCGGCAGACGACGGCGGCGGCGTGCGCGAGCAGCAGCATCCCGACGGCGCCCGGGTCCTGCGCGTAGGCGAGGGCCAGCTCGTCGAGCAGGGGCGCGGCGTGGTCGGTGAGCGGCAGACGGACCATGCGGCCGTCGTTGGTGAGCTGCGGGGAGATCACGGGCGGGCCTCCGGGGCGGTGTCGAGGTCGAGGGCGGCCGGCGCGGTCGGCTCGTGCACGGTGAGGCCGCCGGTCGTGGCGTCGTACAGGCGCGGGCGGGTCCAGTCGGCGGCGGGGAACGCGCGCTGCAGCAGGCCGTGAACGGCGCTGCGCTGCTCCCTCGTCGTGGCGAGCGCGGTGGTGGCGGAGTACAGGACGACGGCGTACGTGGGGCGGCCGTGGTGCGTGGTCGGCAGGATGAGCACGCGGGTGGCGCTGGGGGCGATCTCCTGGAGCTGGGCGGCGACGATGCGCACGAACTCGGCGCGGCTGGCGATGCGCTTGCGGGCGTCCCGGGCGCCGTTGATGGCCTGGGCGGCGCGCAGGATGCGGGTACGCTGGGAGTCGTTCACGATCGGTCCCTTCGGGGGCTGGTTGCTGGGGCCGTCCGGGTCACATCCGGGCGGCCCTTTCGCGTGTTCAGGCGGCGGCGCGGTGGGCGCGGGTGCGGGCGGCGCGGTCCGCGGTGATGCGTGCCTCCAGCTCGGCGAGGCTGGGCCCGCCGGGCTCGTGGCATGCGCGGGCGGCGGCGGCGACGGGCATGCGGTCCATCGCGTCGAGGCCGTGGCGCCATGCGCGGGCGGCGGCCGTGATGGCGGCGGCTCGGTCGCGGGCGGCGTCGAGGGTTGGCGCGGTGGTCATGCGTCGACCGGGAAGAGTCGGGCCGGGGTGATGCCGTAGGCGCGCTCGATGGCAGCGAGGGCGGGGCCGGCGGGGACGCCGCGGCCGGACGTCCAGCGAATGACGGTGGCGTAGGGGACGCCGATTCGGCGGGATATGGCGGCGGCGGTGGTGTCGCCCTTGTCGAGGGCGGAGACGCGCAGTGCTGTCAGGTCAAAAGCCAT